TAACTCTATATCCATTACAGGATCAAAGCTTTCATCTTTAACAATAATTTTAGCAGCACCTGAAGCTGTTTCTTTTACTTTATAAATTTCTTTAGCATATGTTTTCCAGTTAAAGTATAAAACCTGAACCATATTCTTATCTAACTCATCAAATTGCATTGATGAAGTATAATGTCCTGTTTTCCTTAAACTTTGACCAGCTATTTCTTCTAGTTCACCTTGTGTTAAATCAGGAAACTGTTTTACTAATTCATTTACAGGTATTGTTTTTACTTCACCAATATAATATACATCGTCAAAGTATGGATTTTCTGTATATGAATAAACTAAATTTGCTGGATTAACATAATCAATTTTAACTCCTTCAGATGTAGTAAATGAATTTTTAACAGCACCAATACCTAAAACAGTTAGATCACGATAGAATCTTTTTCTAGTAAGCTCGTATTTATTACCATTCATTATAGTAGATATAGCTTGTTCTTCTGCTATCTCAACAGCTTGTTTATAAGAAAGCTGCATATGTAATTCTAACTCTTCTTTACTATCAGGTAATTGTTCTTCTGGTGTTTGTATTATATTTACACCAAAAGCAGCTTGAGTATACTCGTTAAGATCTTTATTCTTCATGTCGATCATTAAATCCTCCATATAAGCTGTTCTTTTACTAACACCAAAAGGATCTTGTGAGTATGCTTTTATATCATAAACTCTTTCTGCAATACCATTAACTACTATATCTACAAATTTAGGTATAATAGGTACTGGTTTCCAGTCTAAGTTTAAATAACTTAAGTCACCATTAATTGATAACTCATCTTTATATTTTTGTACAGATTGCTCTCCACGAGCATATAACCTTAACTTATTAAAAGTATCTTGATTGCTAGCAAACCTATAAGTAACGCCGTCTCTTTTAAACCACTCGTCTTCAATAGCCTTAGCGACTTTAAGCCCATATTCTGGACTCATTTTCTCCATATCGCTAGCTACTTGACTAGGAAAATGATCTTTTATTATTGATTCAGCCATATTATTCTGTTATTAATTTTGATAGCGTTCCTTTATTCTTATATTTAGCTATCTTTATATTTAGTTTTGTTGTTTGTTTACCAGCACTCGGACTATATAAATGTCTGTTACAAGCCATAATAGCTAAACCCGTACTTATAGAAGCATCGTGTTTTGTTCTATTATTTATATCAAACTTAGCCCAGTCATTTAATGTTTCATTAAAATATAAGCTACCGTGAGATCCATCGCTCTGTATACCAACATTTTTCTGTATATACATTTCAATAGCAGCTGCATGTGCTTGTTTTATGTCTTCACTTGAATTAGGTATTCCACCTACTTCTTTCTCTGCTACTGATAATTTATTCCAAACTTTATCAGGTCTATTCATTGAGTATGCTCTATAACCTCTACGTTTAAAATAATATAATAATCTTGGTTTGTTGTTCTCAGCAAGTATAGGCATACCATAAAATACACAAGCCATTAATACATCTTCAAAAAATATTTCAGCAGTTTGTGGTCTTGCTATATACTCTAAAAAGAAATGATTTGCAGGTGCATCTTCCATGCTAAACTTAGTTAAACCATGTAAAGCACCTTTTGATCCCATACCGTCAACAGTACCTGATATATCGTAACTATCACAACCAAAAGCACCCATGTGTTCATTACCAGGATATTTTCTACCTCTATCTTCTTTTACATTGTTTTGTAAATGAACTGGTGGTGTCCAGGTTATTTTAAACCTACCTTTTGGATCTGGATAAAACATAACCTTGCTATCTTTTATACCGTTAACCCATTGGAAGTTACCTCTAGTTATATTGTTTTGAGCACCAGCTTCTTCATTAAAATCTATCTGCTCGTATATTCTTGCTAAATTAAATATACTGTTTTGTGTCTCGTCTCTGAAAGCATGTTCTTCAGTTCTTGGAAATTGTCTATAAAACTCGTTTAAAGCATCTCCATCGTGTTTTAAACCTTCAACTTCATTTTGCCAATGTTCTAATATACCTATATCAATAAAATCACCAAAAGGATCTAATACTTCTTTGTCCGGCGTTTCGAATACAGGTAACCCATAAGAATCAATGAAGCCTTCGTAGTTCCATTCCATAGGTATGAACAAACTATATAATCCCGAGCTAGTCTGTCCATTGCGGTTTCTTTTTGTGACATCTGAATCTCTATAAAGTTTTTTGAAGTTGTCACCACCTTTATCTAAAGCATTTGATGTTGAACCCATCATACACTTACCAATAACTCTACTACCTAATCGTAGTGTGGTTTTTGTGACCCTCCAGTTATTTAATATATTGTTTGGTCTTTCCCATTTACCACTTTCATCGTGTGCTAGTAGTTTAAGCTTTTCACCATCATAACTATTATCACCAGTGTTTTTCCAGTCAATAGTTGTATCTAGCCCTTGTAAGTCATTATCATTACTACCAGCTTCAATTTTTCTTCTAGTTAACTTACTAGCTGGTACTCTATATGCTAATTCTGTTTTAGGTCGATCCATACCATCTTGAATCGGTTTAAAAAAGAAAGGATAGTTAACTGATATTGGTACAACCTTGTCAGTAAACATCTTCTTTGCATCAGGACCAGTTTTTGATAATATACCAAACCTAGCATCACTTGATATTGTAGCTTGGTTTACTAATTCACCTGAAGCCATAAACGAAAAACCAGATCGTCTATTTTTAAGGTAGCACATACCATAGCATCGTTTATCTGCTTTACAACCTTCCCAAAATATATAAAACAACCTATTAGCTTCTCTAAAATCAGGATTACCTACATCAATTTTACTCCATTGTAAATACATATAATGAGTACCGGTAATATAAATTGGTACACCTTTGCTATAATACCAAAACCCTTCTTCTCTTCGTTTAAACTCTTCGTCTATATAATCTACATACTGATTTTTAAAATCATCTGGATATTCTCTCCAGTCAAATATAGTTTTAATTCTTTGTAATGCCTTAGGTTGATTAGTTATCTCCCATTTGTCACTATCAAACCTATGTACTTTTTTAGGTTCTGGTGGTAGAGCTATTTGAAAGTTTTGTATTTCATATATCTCACCTATTTGACCTGTTTTACTAATTACAACAATATCATGTTCTTTATTATAACCGTATTGCCAAGCTTTTTTCTTATTAAGCCTTTTTATAGTATTTATCTTAATAGGTTCAACAACCTTTATTAAATCTTGTTGGTAAGCCATTATCTAGATCTTCTTTCAGCAAAACCTTTAAAAGTGTTTTCTTTCTTTTCTACAGGTTTATCATTTAATATAGCTTCTTCTTCTTGTATTCTAGTCAATATCTCAAAAGCATCGAATATAGCTAGCTTCTTTGTGGCTGCAGCATTTTTTAATCTATCTGCAGATATATCATCATCACTATCAACAATAGGTTCTTTAGCAACCTTAATTAATTCCTCAACTGCCTTTTGCCCAGCTTGGATTATATTCTTCTTCGTCTCCTTTATGTTCATATTTAATTGTAATTGAGTTACTGAATATTCTATAATATAGTTCGCCATCTATAACAAACTCATATTCAGTATTTGGTTTAAAACCTACTAGATCACCTGCTTTTATACCAGCGTCTTGTAGTTTTTTATCAGGATAAGACATAAAACCTATTAAAGGTTCTGTTTTTTCTACGCTTAATGGATCTTTTGCTTTTATTGGCTTTACAAAACAAAAAGTATCGTTTGCAACCCAACAACAATATCTTTTATATAAAAATATCTGATCGTTCTCAACAAACCACATATCATCTTTATAATATGACTTACTGTTTTTTTCTATACCCTTCATATCTTTCCACCTTCTAAAAACATTGTGATGTACTACAACAATGTCTCCTTTTTTTATTGGCGTTTCAATATTAGCTGGTATTCCAACGACTCTAGCAAACCTATTCACATACCTGTGGTCAAAGTTATCAGTATTAACTATTAACTCTTTATCACCGACAGGTAGTGTGTTTTGGTATCTTTTTTCGTTTAATGGTTTTACAATATAATTAAATACTGTCTTCATTAATACTCAAGATTATATTCTACTGATATTGCCATGTTTTTATTAAAGGCTTTCCAAGGTAATACTTCATCTTCTTTTTTTATCAATATACTAAACTTATTCTCTTCTTCGATTATATGTTCAATAGTATGACCTCCGTATACTTCTTGGCCAACAGCATAATGCATGGCATCGTTTTTATAGTCTTTGCCTATACTAATTTTTCTAATTAAGTGGTCCATTTTCTTTAGGTATTTCTTTCAAACTACCATCTTGAATGTTAACAGACACTTGACCGTATTTGCTTTCTAATGAAGTTTGTATTACATTTAATTCTGTTTGTAGGCTTTCTAACATTTCAACAGCTTTACTTTGTTGAACAGTTAATCCACCTATTTGCATTTGTAGATTATTTATTTGACCTACTTTGTCTTGAATACTTTTTAATTCGTCTTTTGTTA